TTACATATTCTTCCAATGCTTTCAGTTGTCCGGCTGTCCGGGTGTCTTTCGGTGTTTTACCGTCTTTACTTACACCACCGGCATATACTATATGCCTGCTGATTCCATTATAACCGGTAGCACCGTTTGTAATCTCCCACGGGTCAACATTGGCATCTTCATTATTCTGTACCAGTCTTTCAACCGTCCCGTCCAATTTGAACAGGTCTGTATATCCTACCTGCTTCCAGCCACGCCCACCCTTTGCGGTCGGGTTCGTGTGCCACGCCTTAATATCGGCGGCTGTGACCTCACGACCTTCAGGCGTGGCGGTGCAGTGGATAACTAAATATTGTAGCTTTGCCATTTTATTGTTAATTACCGTCTGTTTCGTTGATATGCTGTGTCACATCATCCGCCTTTGATTGCGTCTTGGGTGCTACTTTTGCCTTTGCAGGGGCAACAGGGGCGACAGGCTGGCTTAATGTGATAGTGGCTGTCTTTGTTATATCTTCGGCAAGGGTAAGCGTGATAATACCTTCTTTGGCTACTTCACCGGTGGAATTATCCAACGCTGTAACCAATAGAACTTTACCCTGCTTTATGATCTTAAAGCCTTCCGGTTCTGTATAGGCATAATCAGAAGATGCACTGACCGCGATCTGTTTTGTACCACCACCGGCCGGGAATGTAATTGTTTCCGGTGTTGCAGAGATTTCAGGCACATAAGATGCGCTGACTATTGCGGCTATCGCTTCCTGCTTTTTAGGTAACACAATGTAATAATGGCGGAAGTTGACTAGGTTCTCTTGTGTTTGAGGGCTGGTCGCCGCTTCTGAATAGTACATTTTAGTAGAACCGGATGCCTTAAACATGCGTTTTGTGTAGAAAGCGACAGAAGCCTGATAAGTTCCTTCCGTAGCAGCTTCACCGAACTTTTTCTTTAACCCGTTTGT